TTTCAGCAGAAAATTCCAGCTGGCGGCACCGAGGATGCCATCCACGCCGAGGTCGTGGTCAGCCTGCATCCGGCGCAGACCGGCCTCCATCTTGGGGCCAAAGAGCTTGTCACCGCTCCAGATCTCGTCAGGGTAATAGCCCTTGTCCTTCATCAGCAGCATGGCAGCCCGGACGTCGTTGCCCTCCATGCCACGGCGCAGCATACGCAGTTCCATGTTGATCGTCTCCTCCTTCGTCGTCGGTGCGGGTGCGGGCTGCTCGTTCAGCAGCGCCTTGACGCTGGACTTGAACGCCTCCCACTCCGCATTGTTCTTCCCTGCCATCTGCCGGGGGCAGGACTTCCCGGTCACGTCGTAGTGCCGCAGGACGTAGGTGTCCACGCCGGAGATGCCCAGCAGCTTGCACAGCTCCGCCGTCAGTGCCGCAGCGTTGGCCTTGGTGCGCTCGGAAACATGGTAGTTCCCAGAGCAGCACATCTCGATGGAGATACTGTTGGTGTTGCGGCAGAGGGGATGTACCGGAGCGGGAGAGCCTACCGCCCACGCCCGGTCACAGGCCGGTACGGACTGGTAGATGCTGTCCTCGTCCACAAAGTAATGTGCGCTGGCCTCCCGGTCGCCGCCTGCGAAATACTTGCAGTTGGCCTTGGCGGTGTCGCTGACGTTGCCCGTGTAGTGCAGCACCACAAAGGCAACGTCCCGCCCGCCCAGCCGGTCATAGGTCTCCGTGCTGGCCGGGATGCTGGTGTTGATGGGGATACCGCCCGCCTTGGCAATGGGATATGCGGCAGTGATGTGCTTACCCATATCTCACTCCCCCTTGCTGAGCTGCTTGACAGCCTGATTGATGCCGGTGGCCGCCAGACCGCTGACGATGCCCACGGCAATGGCGGTGATGGGGTCGCCCGCCGGGAAGTCCGGGATGGGTGCCAGATAGTAGCTGACAGCCCCCAGCAAACCGCCGCAGACCCCGCACAGGATGGGGATCCACTTGTCGTTCATGCTGCTGGCCTTGCCCACCAGCCCCACGAGGTAGGTAATGACGGTGATGACCGCCACGCTTGCGATGCCAAAAGTTTCCATAATTTCTCCTTTCCGTGCCCGATTCGGGCACACAAAA